CGTGTTGTGTCATTTCCATGCTTTCAGTTTGAAGGTGGCTTACAATTTTACTTTAATTGCGTATATATGCTCGTTATAGGGCATTTAAGACATCCTGTATCTCAAAGATATTGTCTCTAACTCCAGATTGTTCTTCTTTTAAACTTTCCCTATCTGAACTACAATAGCAATCAATTCTATTTTTTATTTCATTTGCAATATCTTCCGCCTTATTGCCTTTCCATTCGATTACAATATCTTTTAGAGCAATCACAAGTTTATCAATATTATCCATATTATTTAAATTAAAAACGCCCTATAACATACGCTATACAAAAGCAGGGGCGTACTGCCAAAGTGAGCGTTCGTGCATCTATTTATCATTTGTGCAAGGCTGAAAGGGAGTGCATCTTAACCCCTGCCTTCGCATAGCGTTTTACCGTTATATGCTATAATCGGTCGAACACCTTAAATTCTGTTTGATCTGTATAGCCTTTATTCAATTCAATTACTACGGTTTGGACCCTCGCATACTGGAAAGTTTTCCGAGGTAGCGCAGTAAGTGATTTTAAACCAAAATCTTTTAGGTACCTTAATCTCACGTCACTATCTGAAATTGTAAACCAAGGCATTAAGGCAATTACGATATCAGACATTTCCATACATTCCAAAAGTATATGGTACCCTAATCTCATTCCGTATTTATTCATCCCTTCAGGTGCATGTTCCATAAATGCACTCTTACTTGAAAATGGTGGGTTCATCACTACACAATCAAACCGTTGTTTTTCCAATAAAAAGAAATCTGCAGGTGCTGTGATCTCATAATTGATATCATTGATTTTTGCAAAACGGTTCTCAATGGCATTAACAAGGTTTCCAATCCCTGGCGTTGGTTCAAGAATTTTCATTGAGCCAGTTAACTTGGAACGGATATCTGGAATTAAGCTGACCATGTATTCACAAACATTTACAGGCGTTTGAAAATCAGTTGCAAATTTTGCAGCTTCATTTGGTTTTGTATGTTGACTGATATCGAATAAATTCATTTCTATTTTAAATTTTTAGTGTCGCTTACAGCCAACGCACTTAAAACATTTGGTAGTGCTTTCAATGCTTCTCTTTCCTTTTCTCGTCTGCACTTATCACAAAATGCTAAACTCCATCTAAAAAAAACATTAGTTCTTTCCTCATTCCATTTTTTGAAAGTAGCAGGTTTCTCATAATCAACTCCGCATTTTTCGCATTTGCATTTTATCATTTCTTCCATCGCTCAAATTTTAATAAAAAAGGTTTGTGCATCTAATAATTTTTTGTGCTAATAATCGCCCTTCGCCAAGCCCGAAAACGTTATGCTCCATTGCTGCACTTGTGCCAAAATCGAGATGGTAGGTGGATATTGAAAACATTAACAGCCTCTTTAAATAACGGTGCTACTTCCTTTGGTTTCAATCCTGCCAATCCGCAACCTATTTCAGTAACAAGAAAAATCAAATTTTCATTAGCCTTAGCAAACTCAATAAACTCATCCACAAAAGGCTTAATTTCTTCAATGGTCAATGTTCGTCTTATACTTGCATCTTTAGTAGGTATGCCATAAGTTCTACCTTGCAAGCCTTTTGCTTGCCCCCATTTTGCACCCCAACCAAGCGCAGTTTTAGCAGCACCTTTCCCATGCCGACCTGATAAGTTTGAGCCAAACACAAAAATTTGATTTTCTGCAATGCTGTTAATGGCTTCTGGTGTTGTTCTTTCAATCATAGTTTATCGTTTTAAATCCGCAAAACGTTATAAGCAACCTTATGACAGCACTCCGTAATCATATTGCTTTGTAGTTTCATTCCATTTGACAAAATATTCATAGCTTTCATCGCCAGCTTTATTGTAACCAATGCAGGGTTCATAGTGCTGAATACGTGTATTTTTATCAAAGTGCATTCCTAAAAACGCTGATACTAATTGCCCTAATTCTGCACCACTCCAACGACATTTACACAAATCAACAGTTTCTTTAATATCCACTAAAATGTTTTCGGGAAATCCATCGTGGCTTCGGTCAATATGAATAAAATCATCGCCGTCTTGAAATTTAATGTTTGCTCTTGTACTCATTTTTATTTATTTATTAGTTAATAATTCCTCTCCACGCAATGCAAACCATAAATTTTGTAATTCGTGAACATACTTTACTCTTATCATAAATTCACTCATTGATTTTGTCAGTTCGTTTTCATTGGATAAATACCACCCATCACTATATCCACGCTTCAATTCAATTTTGTAAAAACATTCGTTGTATTTCTCAAATCCAAACTTTTCAAGCCATTCATTATTAATTTCTATTGGCTCAATCATATTGTATTGCATCGTGCAATTGTTTTCAATTTCGCCAGTGTTCATGTGTAATGCCTTAATAATTCCTCTTGTGTAAAGTTTTCCTTCGGCTGTATTTAGGAATGTGTTTACAAAATTTCCTACTCTTAATTGCTCTGCTATCATTTTAAAATAATTTTTGTTTAGTTCTTCGTATTAATATTTTCGGTTAATAATCGCCCTTCGCCAAGCCCGAAAACGTTAGTCAATTAAATTATTTTGCAATCTATCACGCTGTTCAGCTATACTTTCGGCAGTTTCTTTTAACGTATTTAATTCCGTTTCTAATAGCATATTCTTTGCTCCCAAATCACATTCAACTTCATAAGCTACCATTTCCATCAATCCTACAATCCACTCATATTCTTCTAATTTATGAGCATCTTTTTGCCCGATTATTTCATCAAGCATTTCTTTAATTTTTTGTATTTCCATAATTATTTATTTTTAGTTTTTAATTTCTCCCCTTCTGTTTAAAAATACTGATACCTAAATCAGCACAAAGGTGTAGTATTATTTTTTTCATTTTACTTGTATTATTTGTTAACCCACCGCACATCGCCCTAAACAACATCACTCAACATAGAACTAATATCGCTAACTACGCTATCTATCGTGTCTTTAGAATAAACAATGAAACTATTATCACTCCATTCGTTTTCGTTGTTAGCGTCATCTGTAGCTCCATTACGCCAAAGCATTTGTATCTTAACGCCGTTTGAAACTTCGGTTACGTTAAAATTCAATTCTAAATGCTCAGGAATAGTGTCGTTAACCTCTTCCCAAACCGATACCGTTGCATCTACTATACCTCTAATGTATGAGGCGTTAATTTCTCTTACTTTATCTTTTTTACTCATTTCGCTAATTTTAAAATGTAAGCAGCTATTTTGGCATTAGCTGTTTTTCCTGTTTTTTTCTTAACCGTTTTTAAGTTTTTTCTTAGAACATCCATATCTGTATTAATTGGCATTCTTATGTTTACTCTTTTTTCTTTCATTTTATTTATATTTGACTTTTTATATAATTAACACTTTCAATTGCTTCTTCTTCTGTATCAAAAAGAAACCAAGTAATTTCTTTTCCAAATTCATTTTCTAAATATTTTTCAATTTTTGAATCCGATAAGTCATTGTTTTCATTAATAAAAACAAATACTTTTTCTTCTAAATTTTCATTATTTTCCCAGTTACTTCTATTTGGCAAATGGTTACTTACTCTTACTGTTGCATTGTTTATGTTAAAATAGTAAGATGACTTGTTTACTAAAATGTTATTTCCTGATAAAATATTTGATATTGCTTTCATACGTCAAATGTACACCCATTTGTGTACACTACCAAATTTATTTTGTGTTCACGTTATAAAGTGTTGATAATCAAATAGAATAATTTTAAAACCGAGTTAAAATATATTACTACATTCGCAAAATAATATGGAATGCGAACACCACTTCCCTAGAGGGATAGACGGCAGAATAAATAAATGCGAATTTTGCAATGAAGAAAAAACAATTGAATTTTTTTCTATTGATGGATTTTATGATGAAACGCCATTTTTAATAGGGCAAAAAGCTAGTTTTCGTGATACAAACCCATACAAAACGCACACAAATAGCTGGTTTAACTGGAATAGAGGGAAAAACACTAACAATAACTACCAAACCGATAACTAATAATTATCGGTTTTTTTGTTGGGAAAAGTGTAAAGTGTAAAGTAAAGTTACTTTACACTTTTATTTTTTATTTTTTTATACTATAAAAAATAAATTTTTTTTTCAGAGTGTAAAGTACTTTACACTTTTAGTTTAACTGTTGATACCATTGAGAAAATCGTGTAAAGTTGATGTAAAGTTACTTTACACTACTTTACATTTTTATTATAAAAAATAAATATTTTTAAGATTTTATTTTTTGTATTAAAATTTTAATTACATTTGCAAACCTGAACTAGGCAATCAGGGTTAAGACATAGCTCAAAAAAAACATTATAGCCTTTACAGGTGTGTTGTGGGAGTTGAGCCCCACTAGGTTGCCAAACCAAACACATCTTTAAAGGTTTTTTTATTTTACTAAAAAATGATATTAAAAAGAACAGATGGTCAAGGTGTAGACCATAAAAACACTAGACTGCAATTATTATCTAATTGTTTAGATTATATGCAAGTGAATGGAATTTACCAATTAAACGACCATAAAGGGGATTTAACTGTAATTTGGGAAAATTCAATAGATAGTTATGGGGCTAAAAAAGTTGATGAGTTTTGGAGTGCTTTTTCAGAATATAATATAGAGCATAAAGTAGTTTCTACAAAAGAAATTTATAATGATTTGTATAGCGAACTTACAGGTAAATATTTCGGTAGTTGTGACATGGAATCATTCACAGATATAATTAATGTTGATTGTTCGGCTGGATTGTTTGATTATGATAAATATCATTTTTATGGAGTTGATATTTCAGAAATGGAACTATCTAAAATAGTAAAAAAGTTTTCTAAAAACTTTTATTGCGAATGGAAAGGTTATAACACGCAAATAATATCTATTGATTATGATAACATTAAGTAGGGCAAGGCAATTGCTAGATTTTAATTTATCTCTTATTACAATAGGGGATAAGAAACTGCCTAATTTTCCATGGAAACCTCAACAAACAACGCCTTTAAATAAAGATACTTTTGAAAAAAACTACAATTACAAAGGTGGTATAATTAAAAAGGATGGCACTGAAATACCTAAAACTTGTGGTGTTGGAATAGTTACCGGCTACAATGGAATTGAGGTTATAGACGTTGATTTGAAAATATTACCATCTTTAAAAGAACAACAAGATTTTTGGAATGAATACACTTCTTTTTTAAAAGATAATATTGATGACTTTGAAAATAAATTTTGTATTTATAAAACAGTTAATAACGGTTACCACATTTTATATCGCTGTGCTAAAATCGAGGGAAATAAAAAACTTGCAAAGTTAGAAGGGTATACCGAAGCTATCATAGAAACTAGGGGGATTGGCGGTTATGTATTTGTTTATGAAAATAAAGTTGAAAAATTAGATTATACAGAAATAAAAGAAATTTCTGAACTAGACAGGGAGGTTCTTTTTGAGATAAGTAAGTCTTATAATTTCATAAAAGAAACTGAAAAAATAGAAATTAAACAAAAGGAATATTCAGATTCAAAAATAAAACCTTGGGACGATTACAACGCAAAAGTTTCGATTTTTGATATAATTAATGATTCTTTTGAGGTCGTAAGAAACATTAAAGATAAATACATTATTAGACGTTTTAACGCTACATCGGCGCATAGCGGCTATGTGTATAAAAATAGCGGTTGTATGTACTTATTTTCAACTGGAACAATTTATACTCATGAGAAATTAATTAGCCCGTTTCATGCTTATGCAATTAAACATCATAATGGTGATTTTAAGGCAGCATCAAAACAAATATATAAAGAAGGCTATGGCTCTAGGTTGGTAAAAGAACCAAAAGAATTAACGGAAACAGTTGTAGTTAATGCAAAAGATTTAGAATTTCCTTTAGAAATATTTCCTGAAAGTTTACAAAATTATATGAAACTTTGTAATTCTACTTTAGATAGTTCTATTGATTACATGGGTTGTTCTTTCATTTGGATGGCTAGTGTTATTATTGGAAATTCAATTAATATTAGAATAAAAAACGGATGGGTTGAAAATTGCACACTGTGGATTTCAATAGTTGGTAGAGCAGGTTTAGGAAAAACACCAAGTATTTCTAATATAATTTTCCCTTTAATGAAAGTAAATAATAGGGAAATTAAAACTTACATTAAAAAAAATGAAAAATATCACGCTTATAAAGAGCTTGATAAAAAAGAGCAAAAGAATACCGAAGAAATAAAGAAGCCTATAAAAACTCAATTTATAGTTAATGACATTACACTTGAGGCTCTAGTTGATTTACATGAAGAAAGTGATAATAGTGTAGGCGTATTTAAAGATGAATTAGCCGGGTGGTTTAAAGACATGAACAAATACAGAGCCGGAAGCGATTTAGAGTTTTGGTTGAGTTCGTGGAGCGGAAAAGCCGTTAACTTAAATAGAAAAACAGCTAAAAGTGCTTTTGTCGAGAAACCTTTAATACCTGTACTCGGTGGCATTCAACCAAGTATCTTAACTACTTTTTATACTGATGAAAATAAAGACAATGGTTTTATAGACCGTATGCTACTTTCGTTTCCTGAATTAGAAATAGAAAATTATAACGACCGAGAAATTTCAAAAGATGTATTAGAATGGTATTCGTCAAGTGTTGTTAATTTTTATGATGCCATAAAAAAAGATATTTTGAAAAGAAATATTGAAATGGAAATAGAACCAATTATTGCTGATTTTTCAACCGATGCAAAAAAAGAGTGGATAAGAATTTTTAATGACATTACAAAAATTCAAAACTCGGATGAAGAAAACGAATATATGAAATCTATGTTACCAAAACAAAAATCTTACATTCCAAGGTTTGCTCTTATACTAAATACAATTGATTGTTTTTATTCGGATGCAACTGACGTATCTACTATTTCAAAAAACAGTATTTTAAAAGCTGAAAAGTTATCAAAATATTTTATCGCTATGGCAAAAAAAATAAAAGTTAATACGGTTGAGGTTGCTGACATTAAACAAAAAATTTATCTTAATAAAGATAAATCTACAAGGGAAAAATTTACAGAAATTTATAAAGAAAATCCTAATATAAAAAAGAAAGAAGTTGCGGATTTACTCGGAGTTTCTAGACAAACAATATTTAATTTTATAAAAGATTTAGAAAAATGCAATTAAGAGATTATCAAATAGAAATAGCAAATAAAGCCGTTGAGGTGTTGACTAACAAATACATAGTTTATTTGTCTATGGAAGTTCGCACCGGAAAAACACTTACTTCTTTGGAAACAGCTAAATTATTCGGTGCAAAAAATGTTTTATTCTTAACTAAGAAAAAAGCCATACAGTCAATTTTAAAAGACTATAAAGACTTTGGTTATACATTTAACCTTACCGTTATTAATAATGAATCTTTACATTTAACGAACGGTAATTTTGATTTAATTATATCAGATGAACACCACAGATGTGGTACTTATCCTAAGCCTAACAAAGTAACTAAATTAATCAAACAAAGGTACGCAAAACTCCCAATGATTTTTTTAAGTGGCACACCACACCCTGAAAGTTTTTCGCAAATTTACCATCAATTTTGGATAAGCGAAAACAGCCCTTTCAAAAACTGGACTAACTTCTATAAATTCGCTCAAGTATTTGTAACGATATTTCAAAAGAATTTCGGTTACGCTAAAGTAAATGATTATTCAAACTGTAATTACGAAAAAATAAAGCCGTTCATAAATGAATATTTTATTACTTATACTCAAAAAGAAGCTGGATTTACTAGCGAAGTAAAAGAAAATATATTAAGAGTTAAAATGAGCGATTACACATATTCTGTAATAAGAAGCCTAAAAAAAGATAAAGTAATACAAGGAAAAAACGAAGTGATACTAGCGGATACCGCTGTTAAATTAATGAGTAAAGTGCATCAATTATATTCAGGAACCGTTAAATTTGAAAGTGGCAACACTATGACTATTGATAACTCTAAAGCTGTTTTTATTAAAGATAAATTCAAAGATAAGATAGCAATATTCTATGTATTTAAAGAAGAGCTACAAACACTAAAGGACGTTTACGGAGACGAATTAACTGAAAATTTAGAAGAGTTTAATTCAACTAGCAAATCAATTGCTTTACAAATTGTTAGCGGACGGGAGGGAATTTCTTTAAGCAACGCAAAATATTTAGTATATTACAATATAGCATTTTCGGCACTATCATACTGGCAATCGAGAGATAGATTGACCTCAATGGATAGGCTTAGTAATGATGTTTACTGGATATTTAGCGAAGGAGGAATTGAAGATAAAATTTACAAATCAGTAGCTAATAAAAAAAATTATACATTAAAAGTCTTTGAGAAAAATGAGTTATCAAACTAAAATAATAAAAGAATTTAAAAAAAAAGGTTACACCGTTTTAAAAATAATACGCATGAATGAAACTGGCTATCCCGATTTGTTGGCCATGAAAGCAGGCGAAATTGATACATGGATTGAATGCAAAGAAAAAAACGACACATTAAAAACTTTGCAGAAATTTAGAATAGATGAACTAAATTCAATAGGCAAAAAAGCATTTTGCACACAAGATACTAAAGGAATAATATACCCATGAAAAAATACCGAGTAACAATCACTAACAAGCTAACCAACCGGATAGAGCAAACATTCATAGCCTATTCACACCAAATGCCTGTACTGCGCAGAAAGTACCAAAGTAAACATCCTGAATCAATTGTAACATTAGAACAGATATGAAAGTAATAAAATACGGAACAAAAGTAAAAACGGTAATAGGCGGAGCAAAAGCAATTGTAACAGGATGTTGCATAAGGGCTGAGAATATTAGTTATGAAATCAGCTATTTTAGCAATGGCTCGCACGTTACAACGTGGCTTCAATCAATTGAAATAGAAATTGATGTAGTTGAAAGTAAACCCGCTGGGCTGGTAAATTACGAACATAACACTAACTTATTAATAGAATGAAAAAGATATTAAAACAATTATTTTGCAAACACAATTACAAAGAGTATTGGAGCTATGGTACTGGGTATTTGTACAAATTTCAGCCATACTACGACGCATGGAAAGTAAAACAATGCACTAAATGTAAAAAACAACTTGAATTATGAAAAAGTATAAAATCACACTAACCGATTGTAACGGCGCCAAAACCATTACCGAACAAAGTGTATCAAAACAACATTTGGAAACCAAATACAACAGTCTATATCGGTTTAGCTACCCAAAGACTAATATTGTTATTGAGCTCGATGTGTTGGATATTAATAATCAATTAAATTTGGCGATATGAAAGTAGAAGATTTAAGAATAGGTAATTGGGTAACCAACTATTACACAGGAGATGTGTCTGTTAGTGTCGGCTTATTAAATATGCTGCAACAGTTTTGTCCTGATTTACATCAACAAATTTATTCGGGAATCCCACTAACCGAAGATATTCTGCTGAAATGCGGGTTTACTAAACATGGCGCTAAGTACACGATAAATAATTTTGATTTGTACGATTTTGAATATCATGCAAATGGCAATGATTTCAAAGGTTGGCTAGTCCCATTAACCGACGGAGATTTCTTTATGAGTGGCAAATTTATTGAAATTAAATACCTCCATGAGTTGCAAAATATTTACTACGTACATAAAAAACAAGAACTAAACATAAAGCTATGAACGAAGAATACGAATGCGTTTATTTTTGGAATGAGAAATAATTATTTTTTACACATTTTGAAAAAATTGTTATATTTGCGTTTCCATTAACGCTAAAAAACAATGGCTCAAAATATTATTAACGAAATAGTGTCAGAGCCTAAGTATAAGAGCATTTGTAAAAAGTTGGCAAGAATTCCGTATTTAGCCGATGAACTTTATCAGGAGTTCATTTTGCAGATATTAGAGAATAAAGATGGGCGTTTGATTAAAGCTAAGGAAAATAATTATTTGACAATTTTTTGCGTGGGCATAATTAATAACATTTGGAATAGTAGGAATAGAGTTAAATGCTACACGAATGGCAATACAAGCCCGCTGTTTGAATTTAGTAGAGGTGTTGAGGTAGATGAATCTACATTTAAAGAAGTTAACGGTAACGATTATGATAGCAGCATTGATGAACGCCACGATAAAGTAATAAAACAAATTGAAACCGACAGGAATAGTGAGGATAAAGGATTATGGTTTGAGGCTAATGTATTTTATCATGCAACCAATACGCATAAGAATGTTTATCAATTAAGTAAGAACTCGAATATCTATTACGGAACTGCTTTTAAAGCTTATAAAAGTTATTTAAAACGATTACAATCATGCCAATAATTTATTTATACATAGCAGCGTTTAGCTTTTGGTTTGCATGCATTAGTCGAATGCCAGAACTATTAAAGTTCTTTTGGTTTACGCAAAGGTTAAGACCTTTCGACTGCTCCAAGTGCTTAGGTTTTTGGCTAGGACTTTCTTTCTCTCTATACTCTAAAGAACCAATTTTAAACATTATTACTTATTCATGCTTAACTAGTCTCATGGCTATTGTGATTGAGAAAATTTATATACGCTACATACAATGAACCCACACGATATACTAGCTAAGCACGAAGGTAAAGATATGCTGTTTGACATGGTGCTGAACCACCAGTATTTACCTCAAACATCCTCACACATGGTAGTTGAGGTCTTTGCTGCCATGAAAGAAATTAACCCTTCGTTCAAAGTGGACGGTGGATGTTCAGGATGTGTGATTAATGCTATCAAACAATGCTATTACGAATTGCAACGCTATAAAAAAACCATATGAGTAAAAAAATATTATTAGTATTTGAATCGCTTAATGGCGTAAGTTATCATAGAATGACCAAGCCTAACGGTGTGTTAGGTCGTATCTATCCTGAGTTTGAATTTGATGTAATTAATGGCTTGGTAGCTGAAGACCATGAACAGTTAACTGATGAATTCTTATCAAATTACAACTTAATCATATTTGGTAGACACATAGCGCACTACGATTACATAGAACTGTTGGTAGCACGTTTAAATAAGTTATGTATAAAGTTTGGGCTTGACTTAGATGATTATTGGGAGTTGCCCACTAATCACTTAGCGTACAAAGATTACAAGCAAAACAATTATGCAAGAACTATTATTGAATCAATTAAGGTTTCTCACTTCGTTATAACAACTACCGAAACATTAGCAAATAAAATCAAAGAGTTTAACCCTAATGTGTTTGTAATTGAAAATGGTATAGATACTCAAGATGAAGTATGGCGACCATATAACGCTATTACTAACCGTTTGCGTTATGGTTTTATTGGTGGTTCTACTCACGTTAATGACTTAGCGTTAATAGCGGAATCATGTAAGAAAGTGCTAAATGACAATAAGCTATACGGTAAAGTGCAAATGGTTTGTGGTGGGTTTCATTCTGAGGCTGGAAAGTCAAGCCCATACATAGCCTACGAATGGTTTATGACTGATAAACTAAAGGCTTTAAGATTACTACCTAAATATACCGAGTACTTAAAACGATGTACCGAAATGGGTAATAAAGAATTTGTGGACGTGCCTTATAAACGTATATGGCAAATGCCCGTTAATCAATTTGCGTTAATGTATAATGAGATAGATGTATCGTTAGCACCTTTAGAAGCAAATGTTTTTAATAGTTGTAAAAGCCCATTAAAATTAATAGAAGCAGGATTTAAAGGTAAAGCTATTGTTGTGTCTGATGTTGATCCGTATACTGGAATAGCCAATGATAGCAACGCTTTTTTGTTAGGTAAAAAAACATTCTACGAAATAGCAAGATACATTAACGAGAATCCAAACTCGGTTAAAGACAAGGCAAAACAATTAACTGAGGACACTAAGAAATATTCATTAACTTTGCTAGCAGAAAGAAGAAAACAATTATATGAAAGCTATATTTAGCCTATCCCATTGTAACGAAGCAGTAATGCGTAGGAGTTTCAATAGATTGATGCAAATGAGTAGCATGAGATTACCTATCTACATGCTTAACGCTCACTATCCATTAATGAGCCACGAAACTTTAGTTGAAATCTGCGAGGAGTTTAACATCACTTTAATAGAACACCCCGAACAAAAGAACATTGGTTTGCATAGAGGTTACAACTACTTATTTGATTTGTTTCCAGAAGTAAAGCAAGCCATCTGTTTTGACCCTGATGCGTTACCTAATACTGTTGGTTGGGATAAGGCTCTGTTTGATGCTATTGATATTCCCGAAGTTGTAATAGCTGCTTTAAATCACAATGTAATACAGCATGAATTAAATACAAGGGGATGCAATGATTTTGCTAATACTATTGGTTATAATTTAGTTACTCCAATAGAACCAGGATGCATGACATTAGGAGCTATTGACGTGGACTGGATAAGAAGTATAGGCGGGTTTCAAGAACCAAACGAATGGTATGGAGGCTTAGAATCATGGCTATGGAGTAAGTACGATAACAAACACCGGCAAGTATATTTGAAAGATTACTTTGACCAAGACCAAAACGACGTGGGTAGTTTGCATGATGCTATTTATACACAATGGAAATTTGACCATGCTCATAAAGGGGATAAAAGGAATTTTGACCAATATGTTAGAGATTTAAATTAGAATGGGATATTTTGATTCGATAGAACTAAATCAAGCGTTATTTAAATTTAATGGAATGAAGATTCTAAAAATAGAATCATCTAATGATGGGGACGAGGGTTTTACTATAACTTTTGAAAATGGAGACGTATTAACAGCGGGTTGGTCTAGCGGATATGGGGATGTTAGGATTAATAATATTATTATTTAAATGAAAGAAGTTTATTTAACTTTAAAATAATTAACTAAAAATGGAAATAGGAGAAATATGTAATTACTATGGCGGTTTAAATATCGTAGAAAAAGACGGTAAGTATTATTGGTGGATAGAAGATTATCACGAAAGCACTAAGCAGGAAATTCCAAAGTATTTGTACGACGCTTTAATAAAATTTAATACTGAAAATGAAAGAAGTTAATAATCATATAATTGAACTAATGCAAGCAGGCGAAAAACCAACGGAATATTTTTTAAAGAGGCTTCCTGAATATGCGAATCAATATATTGATTTATGTATGGAAGCAAGAAAGGAAGTGGCTACCGGGAGCGGAAAAATAGTTGAAATAAAAGATAGACACCTACCAACCATTACATACTTCTTGCAAATATGGATGCCACGTAATGTAGGTAAAACAATATCCCGAGTGTCTTATTACAACTGGCTTAGAGGGTTTGGTGGTGTTGAAAAAGAGAAAGCTATTGAAGCGGTTGATGAATTATTTAAAGCACTAGCAATTGACATTGTAGCTAATGAAGGCAAAGGTATATTCTATGCTAAAAATAAGCTAGGCATGACCGATAGAGTAGAAAGTAGAAATTTAAATACGGAAGTATCCGCGGAATTTGGTAGTAAAATTATACACACCCCACAAGAACCAAGCGAAGATACACAACTCGATTAACAACGAGCCTTACAAGTACTACGCTTTAAATATTGGTAGGCAGTTCGGTAAGTCGTTGTTGGGTATTAATCAAGCTTTGTATTGGTTGTTTAACGTCCCAAATTGTAAGATAGGATGGGTAAGCCCTGTTTACAAACAATGCAAAAAAGTATTCAAAGATATTGATAGTGCCTTTGCGAACAATCCAGATGTATTTAAGGACAAGAATAAAACAGATTTAATCTTTACTTCAAATAATAATTCTACTCTAAATTTTTATTCGGCAGAATCATACGATAGTGCAAGGGGTGAAACGTTTGATTTCTTAGTAATGGATGAATTTGCTTTTCAGCCGGAGCTTGCATGGTTGGAGGTTTTCAGAGCAACCGTATTAGTTAGGGGGCAAAAAGTTTTATTCTTATCAACACCAAAAGGTAAAAATCATTTTTATAAAATACATTCATTAGACGGTACTAATAGTAATTACAAGTCGTTTACAATGACGTCTTATGATAACCCTATAATTAAACCAAGCGAGATAGATGACGCAAGGGTAACGTTACCCGACCATGTGTTTAGGGCTGAGTACTTAGCGGAATTTATTGATGGGGGCGCAGGTATTTTTCTTAATCCAAACGTAAACAACTTAGCAAAAAGAACAGTTAGAAATTACGCAGGTGTTGATATTGGGCGTGTTGACGATTACACGGTGCTTACTATTTACAATGATAAAGGCGAGATGTGTTTTATACATAGATGGCGACAAGATAGTTGGGCATCAATAGCTAAGAGCGTAGCTGATATTATCAATGAGTTTAATGCCATGACACTTGTCGAGGTTAACAGTATCGGGGATGCGGTTTATGAACAGATCCAAAACCACGTTTTAAATGAACATCACATTAATCCATTCGTTACAACTTCTAAAAGTAAACAAAATATTATAGAACAGTTATCCGTTGCTAATATGAATAAGGAAGTGACATTCTTAAATGAGGATTGGTTGCTAAAAGAGCTTGACATATTTACATTTGTTTACAATCCGCAGACCCGCAATGTTAAGTATTCAGCCCCTAGCGGTTTCCATGATGACGGTGTAATGAGTGCCGCTATCGGTTACCAAGCTTACAAAACATTGAAAACAGTAGGAGAATACGACTTTTATTAATTATTAAAAAAATGTTATATACTAATATGAAATTACCAAAATCTTTTAAAGAGATAACAGTACGTCAATATCAAGTAGTTTGTGATTTGTTAATCAATAAAAAGATTGACCAGTTAGATAAAGAGGTGGCTATTATAGCTGCTTTATCGGGTAAAACAGTTGCTGAAATTGAGGCGTTACCTTTGGATAAATTACGTAAAGCGATACTATTAACTAGCTTTTTATCTACTCCAAATATTACAACCGAATTTAAAAAGTACGTGGTTGTTAAAGGACGTGTTTACAAAGCTATTCCATTTGCACAAAAATTAACAGCCGGGCAATACGTAAGCTTAAAGGCTTTTTGTGCGATGGGAAATAATGTTGAGCAAATGAATAATCTTTTGGCGTGTGTTTACCAAAGAGTAAGAATGTTTAAGAAGTTTGATTTTAATAACGATGAACATGAACAATGCGCAAAAGATATGCTTGATGTAAAGGTTTCGGATGTTTACGGGACACTTTTTTTTTACTCCGAAGTGTGGAAAAGTTGGAATCAAGTTATCCTGGATTATTCGGAATCAGCGAGCAAGACAATCAAGGAAGCGATACAGGAGATGAAAGAGAGCAGCCTTATGACTCCGAAGGATTTAGAAAACATTGGGGTTGGGTTGTTGTAATGGATGAAACCGCTGAAGCTTGTCGTATAACAGAGGATGAACTTGAAACGTGGAATGTAGTGAGGTTCTTAAATAAATTAGCTTACTTAAAAGATAAAGGACTAGACCAGTTACATAGAAAAGAGCAGGAAATAAAGAATGGCTTTAGATGATGAAATAGAAAAATTGTTTAATGACTTCGGTTTAAAATTTACTGATGACTTAAGAACTGAATTAATTAGAAAAGGAGTAACTGGTACGGGTGGACAAGAAAGTTCTTTGGCAGGAAGTATTAAGCCAATTACAAGTAGTGGAGCGGACGGCGTATCATTAGAAATAATTATAGATGCTAAAAGCAAAGAGGGTAAAGCATATTGGCGCTACGTTGACGAAGGTAGGAGAGGCGGTAAACGTCCACCGATGCAAGCGATAAAAGAATGGATTAAACAAAAAGGAATTAGCCCAAAAGAATTAAAGAGTACTAATTCGGTTAAGAAAAAAGTAAAGCAATCGTTTGATAAAAGGGTGACAACATTAGCCTTTATGATTGCAAGAAAGATAGGAAGTAAAGGAACGATAAAGAGATTTGGATATAAAGGGGCTGATTTCTTAGACCCAATATTAAAGGATGGAAGGACAGTGGAGCTACAAAAAGAAATAAGTGCGCTACTAAAAAAAGATATAGTATTAAACATTAAAGCATACAGAAAAGAAGATGGCACTAACTAAATATCAGGCTCCACAGATTTATACGCCGGCATATAACGACCAAGTGTTTGTTTATTATTCCGACCAAACAGCTCAATCGGGCTTTAAGTATCAGGTAAGAATTACTATTAATTCAGTCCAATATAATTTTGATGTATTTAAAAGACCTGATGCATTCATGGTATTTGATGCAAAAGAGGTAGTAAAGAATTACATTAGCACTTACTTTAATACAGAGGTTACTAGATATAAGGCTTTAAACGAAAACATAACGGTTCGTTTTGATATTTGGGAATATTATTCGGGAGCTACTCAAGCTACTACTAACGAGATTTATTATGCCTTTAACGCTTGTTTGAATAAAACAGATTTTGCTAATTATACAAGTACTGATTACTACAAGCCATTAATAGGCGATTACACAAATTTTCGTTTGTTCATGAATGATTTACCTTTGGAAATAAATGTAGACAATCAAGTAACGTTAAGGACAGATAACTGGTTTACGTTTGTAAAAGGGTTAGCTGATAATGTTTCAATAGCTGTTTATGATTCAAATAATACTTTAATAGATAGCGGTGTTATAGCCATTCCAACGGCTTCGGCAACGGATGTTATACGTTTTAATTTAGGCGCAACAGCGGTGGCCGCCATGCTATCATGCACTATTTTAAACGGGTACACAATAGAGGCAGCAATAAACACATCTACATCTTCTTCTTTATGTGATATTTTTATAAACGAAATAAAAGATGTTTGTTCTCGGTATAAAATATATCGTTTGTATTTCCTAAAAAGAAATGGCGGTATAGCTTACAAAACATTTGAATTATTAAGCTTAAAAAAATCAAACAAACAAACTAATAGCGTTCGATTGAATCCACAAACAGTAGTGGCAGTTGGTGGCGGTTATGAATATTCAGCACGTCAAGACCAGCATTACAACAATGTTACAAGTACTATTATAACGCATGATTTAAGTTTGTCAACCGATTGGATTACAGAAACTCAAAGTGATAAACTAGAAGATTTGTTTAACAGCCCGTTGGTGTGGTTGCAAGATGATACTGATGGTAGTTATACACCGGTAGTTATAACCGATAAATCATTTGTGTTTAATAAAAAGCAAAATGATAAGCTGTTTAATTTTACGGTTAATGTACAATTTGATTTTCAAGAAACTAGACAAAGGGCAATATGATAACTACACGTTTAGAAATTGGTAATGCAAACTACCCACTAGCTAATGACATTCCAATTAGCATTAACTTTGTATTAGCGGACATTAGAGAGCCGGACAAGCGTAATAGTTCTTTTAGTAAAACCATTCAATTTTATGGAACTAATGAAGTAAATAAATTATTTGAGAACATCTTTGAATTAAATTCAATTTTAGGCGTTTTCAATCCTAATAAAAAAACGCCTGCTAAATACTTTGCGGATAATTTATTGGTGTTTGAAGGCTCTTTACAATTACTATCGGTAACTTTAAAGCCTGATAATAACATTTTGTATGAGTGCTCTATCATTGGAAATGAAGGAGGTATATTCTTAGATTTAGGAGAGGCTGAATTAACAGCTTTAGATTTTACTGACTACAACCATAACTACACACGCGCTAATATTATTTCAAGTGGGGCTAATTTATCGGGAGTCGGTTACTATTATCCGTTTGTCGATAACGGTACAAGTGCTGCCGAAAACGATTTTAAAGTAGAAAACTTCATGCCCTGTTTCTTTGCGTATGAATATATTTTAAAAATGATTACAGCAACTGGACGTACGTTTACAAGTACTTTTTTAAATTCATCTTTTTTCAAAACATTAATTGTTTATCCAAATTTTAATGAAATAAGATTAACGCAAACTCAAATTGATAATAGCCAGTTTTACGTGGGGTTAAATTCAGCTTTTACGTTAACCCAAACGGTTACATCAATTGTACCTTTTGATAAAGAAACAACACCGTTTTTTGATCCGGGTGGTATGTGGAACGCTTCGAGTTATCACGGCATAATCCCCTCCGCTGCAAATTACAACATTATATCTACAATAAAAGTAAAGATGTGGTGGACGCATAGTGACCCCGCTGTGGTAACTTATTCGGGTTCGTGGTTTTTGAGTAATGAAAATAATATAAGGCGTTCAACAAATGCGGGCGTGTCTTATTCTACAATAGCCACTAACTCAGTAGTTGATAATACGGTTTACCCTGAGGGAGAATTTCCATCAACTTATTTTTATAGAACTATCCAAATCCAAACGGGTAGCGTAGCACTTGGAACAAATGATAGAATAAGAAATGAGTTTACGGCTGAGGGTTCTCCGTCAGGGGGGGATTTTTTAGATTTGAATGGCGACCCAGTTTATACAGGAACATATACTTTTCATACAGAAATACAAACGGGAACAGATTCGGCATTTTATGCAATACTTACAAGCCCTGCTCTAATTGATGGTTCTTTTATAAATGCTCAATCCGTTATACCAACCAAGATTAAACAAAGAGATTTTTTTAAATCAATTATTCAAATGTTTAATCTTTATATTGACATTGATAAAACAAATCCTAACAATTTAATTATAGAAAATTACGATGATTTTTATAACAACGGTGTTGTAAACTGGGAAAATAAAACAGATTTTGACAAAGATATTAAAATCAATCCTATCGGATTACTCGATGCAAAACGCTACATTTTCAAATATAAAGATGATGTGGATTTTTATAATAAAAAATATAAAGATACTTATCAGGAAACATACGGGACCGAAACAATAAATGTAGACAATGATTTTTTAAATGCCGACAAAGTAAATGAGGTAATGTTTTCTCCAAGCCCAACGGTTTACAACGAGTTAATCGGAGCGAATGTAGTTAAGATTTATAAAGACCAATCTACGCGTGATACGGTTGTGCCAAACATTAGGTTATTAATTGCAAGCGGAATAAAACAAGCTCAAAATACTTGGACGTTTAGAAGCACCGGTTTATCAAACGTTGTAAGCCAAAATTACAACGCCGCATTAATGGAAGATGATTCAATTGCAATTACTAAAAGCTTACAATTTGGTACGCCTAATTTTGTTTACTATTCATATCCGGGAGCATGGACAACTCACACTCTTTATAACGATTACCACAAAACTAGAATTGATAATATAATTTCTAAAGATAGCAAAGTGGACGTTCGTTACTTATGGGTTAACTCAATAGACATGAGAAACTTTTCGCTAAGAAAAAAATACTTTATAGACGGCTCGTATTTCATAGTTAATAAGCTAGTAGGTTACAATCCTATGAACGAAACAAGCTACAAATTTGAATTAATAAGATTACTTAACCCGACATTATAATGGAACAAAAAGAAGAGATAGCGTTTAAAGTAACGGTAGATAATAACGAAGGTGCAAAATCGTTAAAGGATTTAAAGAAGGATTTTTCAGAGCTTCAAAGTAAGTTATCGGAAACTAAAGAGGGTACTGATGAATATTACAAAACACTAAAGAAACTAGGTGCTGTTAAAGATGACATCGGGGATTTACGTTCTCAAATTAACGCTTTAAATCCTGAGGGTAAAGTACAAGCGTTTGCTAATCTAGGCAGTAAAATTACGGCAGGTTTTGGCGCAGCAACCGGAGCAGCGGCTTTATTTGGAACTCAATCTGAGGAAGTAGAAAAGACATTACTAAAGGTGCAATCGGCATTAGCTTTATCTCAGGGTATAAAAGAAGTTGTTGGTTTAGGAGATGCGTTTAAAGAGGTTGGAATAATTTTAAAAACAAATCCAATTCTATTAATAGGTACTGTAATAATTGGAATAGGTGCAGCTTTGTTTGCTTTAAAAGATAAAATAAAACCAATTGGCGAAGCTTTTGATTTTGTTGGCAGAATAATTAATGAATATATTATTCAGCCTGTAAAAGAGTTTTTAGATTTAATCGGCTTAACAAATAGCGAAGTAGATGCGATGGGCGAAGCTTATAAAGCAGCAGCCGATAAAGCAACAGCCGCTTTAACAGCTCAAACCGAAGCCTTTGATAGACAAATAAAGGTAGCAGGAGCAGCAGGGAAAAGCACTATTGAATTAGAAAAAGCAAAACAACAAGCTATAATTAACACAAATAAAGCACTTGTAGAACAGTTGATAGCTTTTGTTCGAGCAGGTGGAGAGCTTGATGAGGAACGTAAAAAACTTTTAACAGAGCAGTTAAAAGCTATTACAAATGCAACAACTGAAATAAAAGTTTTAGACATTAACGCAAAAAAAGAAGCGTTAGAAAAGCAAAAGAAACATAACGAAGATTTAAAAAAGTTATATGAAGAAGATATAAAAAATAGTCAAGAAGCTTATGCCTACCAACAAAAACAAAGTGAGTTTTTATTAAACGAGCAAAAAGAGTTCAAGCTTTCAGTTGAAAAAGATTTAGCTAGTGAAACTTTAAACATTCAAACGGAGATGGCAAAAACAGCTATTTCGGAGGTTCAAACAAATGAAGCTGAAATAACGGCAATTAAAAAAGCTGAAAATTTAATCAGAATAAAAGAAGATGCAGCTGCACTTGCAAAGAATCTTGAAACAACGAAACAAGGTTTGCAAAGCGTTCAAAATTTATCGGATTTATTTTTTACTTTAAAATCTAACAAACTAAAAAAAGGTAGTCAAGAAGAATTAGAGGCGGCTAAGAAACAATTTGAAATAAACAAAGCATTACAAATGGCTACGGCGGTTGTTAACGGGGCTCAAGCCGTTACGGCTATTTTATCAGTACCTGATTTTACATTAGGTATTGCCTCCGCTGCGAGAATAGTATCAGCAGGACTAGCAACAATAGCAACGGTAGCTAAGATTTCATCTACAAAATTTGAGGGTGGTGCATCAGGCGGCTCTGCTAGTGTTGGTGGAGGATTAAATTCAATACCAATTCCCCCACCTCCAAGTATTCAAAATACAAACAATACAGTAACCGGTTTAGATTCTAATGGAACGGTAATAAAAAACAATAATCAAAAAGAATCTAACATAGTGGTTAAAGCAGTTGTATTGGAAACTGAAATGACCGAGGTACAAGAAAACGCATTAAAACTAAAAAAACAATCAACATTTTAATTATGGAAAAAATTATCCCTTGCTTTAAACTATCAATAAATACAAATGATGAAACGGGCGTACAAGCTATTGCTTTAGTAGATGACCCGGCTATCCAATCAAATTGGATTGCATTTAATAAACAAAATAAACATGTGAGTGTTAACCTAGCTAATCAAAAATTCGTAGCAATAGAAGGAGAAAGGCGAGTTATACGGGGGGCGGTTATGATACCTAACTTAAAGATTTACAGAGTAGATAAATCGGGACAAGAATTTTATGTCGAGTTTGATAGAGAAACTATTTATCAAATGGTGCGTAAATATTTTAAGAATAAAAACACCCATTCGGTAAACATGATGCACGATAGTAAGGCAATGATTAACGATGTTTATTTAATCGAATCTTTTATTGTAGATACTGAAAATAATATACATACACCTAATGGGTTTGAAACTCAACCAAACGGAACATGGTTTATTTCTATGGCGGTTGATAACGATAAAATTTGGGAGGACTTTGTAAAAACAGGTCAATTCAAAGGTTTTTCTTTAGAAGGGGACTTTATAGAAACCCCATCAACCGAGCTTACAGAAAGCGAAATAAAAACAATTGTTGATGCTATAAAATAATTTTTTTACACATTTTTTGATTTTTGTTATATATAAATATAAACAAACAAAAAATGAGTATATTAAGTAAAATAAACGATTCCTTAGACGAAGCTACAAAAGTTTCTTTAAGAAAATTAGCGGCTCAATTTGCGAATGTTGCACCTGCGACTATTCCAACTCCAGAGTTAGCGGCAGTTCCAAATGTACCTGTTACCAATGAAGTAAAGTTACCAGATGGCACTTCTTTAAAGTATGAAGGCGAAACATTAGGTGTTGAATCTAAAGTAATGCTAGTAACACCCGATGGCGAATTACCAGTTCCTGATGGCGAATTAACTTTAGAAGACGGCACAATGCTAACTATTGTTGGTAGTGTCGTTACTGAAATGGAAGCTCCAACGGCAGTAGTTGTTGAAGACCAGCCAAGTGAGTTATCTAAATTAACCGAAAGACTAGCAGCTATTGAATCTAAGTTGACAGCTATGGAGGTTCCTAAGCCTAGTACTGAATTGGTAGCGTTAAAATCTCAAGTAAAAGATTTAACAAACATTTTATCTAAAATAGTTGAAGTACCAACGGCTGAGCCAATTGAGGTTCCAGTTAGTTCATTTCAACGTAAAGTAGATGAAAAGTTTTCAAGAATTACAAAATTTTCAAACAATAAATAATAACTAAAAAAATAAAATAAACATGGCATATGTAGTTTCCGCATTAGGTTCATACACAAAAGAAAATGCAAACAGCTTAATTTACAAACAAATTGCAACTGGCACTACCGCTAAGTTGATGACTAAACAACCGGGCGTTAAATCGGCTGAAACAATTAATATCGTTGCAACGCGTGGAGTGTTTCAGGCGGGTGGTTCTTGCGGATTTGCTGCATCAGGAGATTCAACTTTTTCACAACGTACCATTACAATTGGTAAAATTAAAATAAATTTAAAATGGTGTGAAAAAGATTTAGAGCCTAAGTATTTACAAAACGCTTTAGCAGCAGGTTCTAAATACGACATGTTAACTTTTGAAGAGCAAATCGTAGGGGATATTCAACAAAATATTTCACGTGATTTAGAGATGGCAATTTGGAAAGGCGACACGTCTTCAAGTGATGCTTACTTATCTCGTTTTGATGGGTTAATTAAAATTATAGCAGCTGCATCAGGTGTGGTAACTGCAAGTGCTGTAACATGGTCGGTTGCAAACTCTCGTACTGCATTACAAAATGTATATGCTGCGTTAACAGATGATATGTTAAACAATCCAAACTTAAAAGTATTTATCGGTATTGCTGAGTGGAGAGATTACCAAATCAAATTAGGCATTGATAACCTTTATCATATATCAGGAAGCGATAGCAAACTTTATATTGAAAATACTAATGTTGAATTAGTACCAGTATTAGGATTAAGCGGAACTAAAAAAATCTACGCTATCGCAACTGATAATATGATTATGGGTGTTGACATGTTAAATGAAGATGAAAAATTCGATTTATTCTACGCTAAAGAAGCAGATGAGATTCGTTTTGTATCTGAGTTTAAAGTAGGTGTTCAAATTGCTTTTCCTTCACAAGTAGTTTCTCAAGTAAACGTATAATTAATAGGGAGTGTAACAACTCCCTTTTTATAAACACTTTAAATTAAATAAACATGAGTTGCCCATTAACACAAGGATATACATTAGACTGCAAGGATTCTATTGGCGGCATAAAAACCGTTTACATTTTAGAATTAGCTTACAAAGGCTCTATTACCTCCGCATCGGGGATAATTACAGCATGGACACCTTCAAGTTCTAAAAGACTTTGGACGTACCAACTAGAGAAAGAATCGGGATCTATGACAGAAGACCAGGAATTAGCAATGCCAGCAGGTACGTTAACTTACGTTCAAGGGTTAACGTTACCTATTCGTAAAATGCAAGCTGCAATTAAAGCTGAATTACGCTTGCTAGCAATGAATGATTTATTAGTAATGGTATTAGACCGTAATGGTAAATATTGGTTGTTAGGCGAAGAAAACGGATTGAATTTAACCAAATCGGCAGGGGTTTCAGGAACGGCAATGGGTGATGCAAACGGCAACACATTAACATTTGTAGGGAAAGAAGCTACTCCTGCTAAAGAAGTTAGTTCGGGAATAGTAGCTGCAATTATTCAGTAATAATTAATTTACAAAAAACAAAAAGGGCTATCAAATTTGGTAGCCTTTTTTAGTAAAAAACAATTGTAATTGTTATATACTAATATGATACTATTACAAAGTGGACTTAATACAAAAGTAGATTTAACCTTAACGGAAAAAGTCACTTTAAATAATCCTATTTTCTTTATAGTATTTGTAAATGATTCGAGTGAAAAGAAAGTAGCTTGTAAAATTAGTGATGTTAGTTCTTTCCCATCACGTTTTAACCGTTTTTTAATAAACGTAAAAACTAGTGGAGCGGTTGCTTTAAATGGAGAGGTAAATTTGCAATTAGAGGGCTTCTATCATTACTATTGTTACGAAAGGTCAGACCAGTTTGATTTTGATTTAGAAGGCGTAGATAATAATACAATTGCAAGTTTAGGAGAAACGCTCGAAACGGGGAAAATGCTTTACGCTTACGATTATCAAAATTACGTTAAATACATAAATAATAAACCATCAATAAAAGTTTACAATGGCTAACAGAAATGAAGTTGAAATAGTAGGAAATTTAGTGAGCGTATCACTAGAGAATTATACTGTTCCTGAATTTGTAGACAAGAAAAATAAGGATTATATTTTATTCGGCAGTGATAATAACTATCCTAATTACTTATTAGAATTATATAACCGACACGCTGAACATCATGCTATAATTAGTGGTAAGGCTAATTTCATTTATGGTAAAGGCTTATCTTATGAAGCTGATGTATTAACCTCAAACGAAAAAATAACTTTAGAATATTTTTTAAATAAAGCAAATCGTTTTGAAAGTTATAATGAGGTTGCAAGAAAATCTATTTTAGATTTAGAAATATTTAACGGCGTTGCATTACAAATTATTTGGGGTCGTGGTGGAATTAAAATAGCGGAGGTTTACCATTTGCCATTTGGTAAAATTAGAGTTTCTAAAGACGGTAAAAAGTACTACTACTGTGATGAATGGATTAAAGAAGATGGAACGGTTAATAACAGCCCAGAAAAATCAGATTCGTTTAAAGAGTACGAACCGTTTAATGAGAATATTAGAGTAGGTACACAAATATTATATTTCAAAGTTAAAACTCCTAGTGCACAAAAGTATGGCGAAACTTATCCTTTGCCTGATTACACAGGTTGTATAGCGGATGTTGAAACGGATATTGAAATAACAAACTGGCATTTTAATAATTTAAAGAATGGCTTTAGTGCTTCAAGTATTTTAAGTTTTTTCAATGGAGAAATGGGCGATGAAGCTAAAAAGAAATTAGCTAAATTATTAAAATCAAATCATACAGGAACTAATAATACTGGCAAGTTTCTTTTAAATTTTGTTGCTAAAGGTGGGCAAAAGGCTGAGGTTACAACCTTACAAGCCTCTGATTTAGATAAGCAGTTTGAATTATTATCAGCCCGTATTCAACAAAAAGTTTTTACTGGTCACAAAGTAACAAGCCCTATTTTATTTGGAATAAAAACAGAGGGGCAACTTGGTGGGCGTAGTGAGTTGATACAAGCGTATGAACACTTTCAAAACACATACATATCAAATAGACAGGAAATATTCTTAAATATAATTAAAGGAATAGCTAATGTTAACGGAGTAGATTCAAGTAAATTAATTGTTTTAACAACCGAACCAATTGGTATTGATATACTAGACCCAAATATTTCTAAGTATTTGAGTAATGATGAGGTTAGAAAAAAATTAGGATATGAAACTATACAAACTACAGCTAGTAGCTCTGAGGTAATTGATGCTATAAACAGCTTGTCACCGTTAGTTGCAAATAAAGTTTTAGAAAGCATGACCCCTGATGAAATACGTTCTCTTGTTGGGCTTATACCAAAGGGCGCAGATACTATTCCTAATGCAGATACAAAATCTACAACAGATGCACCTACTCAATTAGAAGTTAACGACCATTTAAAAAACTTAAGTGGTAAACAAACTCAAGGGATTATGCGCATAGCCCGTAAATATAACAAAGGAGAATATTCAATACAACAAGCTACTTTATTATTAAAAAACGGTTTTGGATTAACCGATGAAGACGTAAATACTTTTTTAGGAGTTGATACAACCGAAGATAATAAATTTAGTGCCATGTTAGCGGCTTACTCAAAAGAAGATTTAGCAATAAAACTTTTTACGGAAACCGCTATTCAAAGTAATGATGAAGATGAAATTGTAAGTGAGGAATTTGTGACACATAATTTTGCTGCTAATCCTTATGAAGATAACTTAACGAAAACACGTCAAGGTATATTAGATGCCATTACAGGCGACCCATTTATAAAAAACAAAACATTAGCTAAATTATTAGATGTTGATGTAAAAATAATTGATGAACAAATTAAGTATTTGGCGGACAAAGGCTTCTTAGATACAACGGACGGCTCTTATACGCCTACAAAAAAAACTTTAGATAAAGATATTCCTGAGATAAAAACTCAGGTTTACACGGTTTATAAGTATGTTACTCGTAGTGATGTACCAAGTGCAACCACTAGCAGAAAGTTTTGTAAAGAATTATTATCATTAAGTAACGGTGGCAAAGAGTGGACAAGGGACGCTGTTAATGCAATAACTAATTCATTAGGCGAAGATGCGTGGGCTTATCGTGGTGGCTTTTATACAAACCCAGATACAAAAGAAACTACTCCGTATTGCCGACACATTTGGAAAGCGATTACAAAAACTAAAAAAGTAAAATAATGGCAGACGTATTATTTATATCGGAAAATTATTTGAAGACTTCAAGCGTTATTAACGATAATGCCGACATGAAGATTCTTACACCTACTTTAATATGGGTGCAAGATAGTTATGTGCAATCAATATTAGGAACTGATTTATTTGAAGAGATTAAAACACAAATAAACACTTCAAGTGTAAGCGCTAACAACACTTACTTATTAGATAATTTCTTATTGAAAATCATAGTTAATTATACTTTAATGGAGTCTACACCTGAATTTAAAAACAGGTACATGAACAAAGGCTTGATGAATAAGTCTAGTGATAACTCACAAAGTATTGACGCTATCGAAATGCAATACGAAATGGATAGATGGCGTTCTAGGGCTGAATTTTATTCTGAGCGACTAAGAACATATTTAAGAAAAAACCTAGCGTCATACCCGTTATATTCAAGTAATATGACTTATGAAAAAATAAAACCAAACCGTCAATCTTATACAACTGGAATATTTTTAGAAGGGTTAAGTGATTCGGATGATTGCAATATTTTAATTGGTAACTATTAATGGCTACTCATAAAAAAAACATACAACTATTAAAAGTCTATTTAAAAAAACTAAATGACATTAAACCAAATATTAAAACTAATAAAGAGCGTAGCACTAAACCACAGTCAAGTAAATAGTTATCTATTTAGTAAGGACTGGGATTTTGAAAGCGAAGGTGTTGTAACGTATCCATTAATCGGGTGTGCCTTAGTTGCTCCTGCGGCTTTTGTAAACAACTCATTAGAGTTTGATTTAACGATGTATGTAGCGGATTTAGTACATAAAGATAGAAGTAATGAGATAGAGGTACTGAGTGACACGATTCAAATAGCTCAAGACGTGGTAGCTGTTTTAGATTCTCCTGCTTATGATGACGATATTATAAATACATCTGCGATAAATTACTTACCATTTACAGAAAAATGGGATAGCGAAGTGAGTGGATGGACGTTTGATTTAAAAGTAAAAGTACCGTCGCAAAAAGATTGGTGTCAAGTGCCAACAAAAAGTTAATAATTATAAAAATAAAATAAAATGAATGACCAAAGATTAACCCCATGGGGGACGCAGTTTTTAATAGCAGATACAACCGCAAGAACTGGAAAAACTTTTTTCGCTTTAGTGATACGGGAAGATTCCGTAATTAGCACACTTTCAGATACAACAACTGGGAACAGCTTAGACATGGTTACAGCGATGGGAATTTCGGGAAAAACTTTAAAAGCAGGGGACGTTATTTTTGCGCCAAAAGGTTTCTTGATGCAAAATATAAAATTAGAAAGTGGCTCCGCGTGGGCTTATTCAGAAATTTAATATGCTAGGACTAAATATATCCCCGTTTTTTAAAAGGACTTTAAATCAAAGACCCGCGATAGCTTCAATAGGCACGTTTGTATCTAACCCATTTGATTCAGGGGACTGGACAACTGTGGGTAATCCATACGTAACATTTGCAAGTGACGGGATTACATTTAATGGTGCGCCTGGTGGTTTATCGGACTACATTTACCTGAACAATTATACGGATTTAGCGATTAAACGTTTCGGATTTACAGCTACACTAAACGCAAATTCATTTTTAGAGTTTGGTTTAATAAGTCGTAGTGTTGGGGCTTCACCACGCGGATACTGTTATGAAGTTGACAGTAATGGAAATAGCACATTGTATTCCGTTGGTTTAGCAGGTACAGCACCAGTTGCTTTTGGTGGTCCATTTGGAGTAACAACAAATCAGCCAACATCTCCGGGAGATGTAATTCAATGTTATATAGAACAAAATAATCAGTTTATAACCATTGGAAAAAAAATAAATAATGGTTCTTGGTTTACCCAAACTTTTGATACTACTTTTTATACAATTAGTACAAAAAATTTACCCAACATTTGCACTCCGTTCTTAATGAATGTGAATTGCAACATGAAGTTTACTAATATTTATGTTAGTTCGACTGAGAATAAGAATGTTGACAGATTGTGTATAGGGGATTCAATAACACAGGGGGCGTATGCAGGTAGTTACGCGGGTATATTTGGTAATTTAATTTCCGCAAGTATTAATGCAGGTGGCGCAGAGTTTACGCAAGATACTTTAAATAAGATGCCCGAGTTAATAATGATTAATCCGCGTAAAGCGTTTTTATTAATTGGGCTTAATGATAGAGCTAATGGCGTGTCATCTGCTACATGGCAGGCAAACATAGTAAGTATAGTTAATCAATTAGAAGCTGCCGGTATAACAGTAATCAAATTGTTATACGCAGGTTTCGGATCTTACAGTATTGATGTGAACGCATTCATCACAGCTACTTATCCAACAAGTTACATTGACACTTGTACACCTTTAGAAAGTTCATCAGGCGTTTTAAATGCGGCTTATGATAGCGGAGATAGTCACCCTAATGCAGCAGGTCACACGCTTATCGCAAATACAATTTTAAACGACCCTTTATATTAATGAATCTAACAGAAAACGAAACTCGATTTGTATTATGGGCTGTCATAAGCATGATAGGATTATTTTGCTTTATTGGTGCTTTAGGAGTAAAGGCTTTAATTAATATGGCTAAAGATTTAACCGAAATAAAATTAGCCGTTAATACAGTTGCTATGAAACATGATGAGACCGAGAAAAGAGTTACACGTTTAGAAAATCATGTGTACGAATAGGAGGCTTAATTATTTGTTTAAAGATATGAAGGAATTAAAATTTACTCAAACACGTAACAGGTTTACCGAGTTAAGCACTACAAGTGAGGTAACGTTAGACGGTAAATTAGTTTGTTATATTCTAGAAGACAAAGACAGAGATTTAACAAAATCAATGAGTGAAGCCGATACAGCTAAAATAAAAATAAAAACAAAAACAGCTATCGGTTACGGTACTTATGAAATTGATTTAACGCTATCACAAAGGTTCGGTGTATGGCTTCCTATTTTAAATGGAGTTGTTGGGTTTAGTGGAATAAGAATACATAAGGGGAATTCATCAATAGACACAGAGGGCTGTTTATTGCCGGGAATGTTTAGAAGCGTGGACAAGGTCACTAACTCAACAGATGCTTTTTACTTAATGTTATTCCACATTCTAAATCACTTGACCTTAAACACCGTATTAGCTGATGAATTGTGCGATTTGCATAAATTAGGTAAAAGTAAATCAAAAGAGTTTGGCGAACTGTTTACAAAAAATAGAGTAGCAGGACAAAAAATATTTATAACAATTACAAAATGAAAATAAAAACTTCAAAAAAATTCAGAATAGATTTACTAGACTTCTTAAAGTCTTTGATAATCGCAGGCTTATCAGGATGTGCAATGATAGCACAACAATTAATAGATACCGATTCATTAGATAAAGTAAACTGGAAAGCTGTTTTAATGGCATTTGTAGGCGGCTGTTTAAGCTACTTAATTAAAAATTTTTTTACACCAACTAGAACAATTATAAAAGATGAACAAATTTAAACATTACGCCCCATTCGTGTTAGCGGCTATTATAACGCTACTTCTTTTTAATTCATGTGTTGTTACCGAAAAGCAAAAACAACGCTTCTTGGCAAACAACTGTGAGCGTAAAGATAGCTTAGTGACTATTTCCGAAGAATCTTACAAGCGCAAGGACACCACTATTTACATTACTCAACCGGGAGAGCCTATCTACTTAGAAAATCCCTGCGATTCTTTAGGTAATTTAAAAGATGTTGACGTAATTAAACGTAAATCTGGCATTAAGAGCGGTGTTAAAAAAGTAGGTAATAGTTTAGTATTTACCTGCGAAACTGATAGCTTAAAAGCACGTATACAATGGCTCGAAAAAGAATTGAAAGTAAACACATTCTCGCATACAGAAAGTAAAATTGATCGTGTATGCGAGCGTAAACACCGAGGGTTGTTAGACACATCCGCTCGGTGGTTTAGTTTGTTTACTATTGTAATTGTTACCGCTGCTTTAATTATTCGCAGATTCGTTTAAGCGTATTTAAAACCAATACTAAATTTATTTGTTTGAAAATCTAAATCATCATCTTCAAAAAAAGTGATTAATAACAGTCCGTTTTCACTTCCATCATTCCAGTAATATCTTTCGGTTCTTGATACACTATCTCTTATTCCTTTTAACCTAGGAAACATTCGACTTAACTCGTTTTCAATTGAAATAAAAGATTTGTCTTGTAAATCTTTTATGATTTGTTCTTGCAATCTCATAGTGTCACTTGATTCAGGATACAGCTCGAGTGATTTGTTTATTATGTCTAATTTATTCATTATCCTATTGTTGAATTTTCAATTGATTCGATT